ACCACTTAATGAAAATTCAGTTGTGTTAAAAGTTGCTGTGGCGTCACTTTCAACAAATTGCAAAACAGGCGCAGCATTATTTATTTTAAACCGTCCACTAGAGTCAAACCTAGCCGCCTCGGTTCCGCTTGTTTTAAAAGCCACAACATCATTACTCGGAAAACTTAAACCTGTGCCACCATCACCCCAATGGTCAATGCTATCGCCAACGTATAAGGTACCAGTAACAGTGCCGCCTCCGACTTTAATATTTCCTGCCGTCCCACTAAATACTTCTGTGCTGTCGTCGTTTGTGTCTGTTAAAAAAACAAACGAGTCTTCTGAATTATCCCAGCCAAAAAACCCAACTTTAGCGCTAGCCCCATCATGGTAGCGAAAAGAAACGCCTCTATCTTTGTTGTCTTGTGACCCTGGCGCAGTGTCTCCACCTATGCCAAAAACTGGATCGTCTACAGTTACAACAGTAGAATTAAATGTTGTTGTGGTACCGTCTACATCTAAATCGCCAGAAACTATTAATTTGCCTGTTACTGTTGCGCCTAAATTTGTACTCTCTAGTTTTTTTTGGTTATTAAAAAATAAAGAGGCGCCTCCATCTTGTGTAAACGTTGCAATGTTTTCAGTATTAGCAGCGTTGTTAATTTCAATTTGTGAGCCTAATATTTTTAAGGCTCCTGTGCCTGTGTCAGCCAGATAACTATGATTAGATTGGTGATACAATTCAATCCCATCAGAGGCAGTTCCGAAAATTGCTTTAATACCATCGTTAAAAACTAAATTATTAGCTAGCTGCCCATTTGTTAAACCTAAAAAGCCAGCCCATACAGCAGCCCCGGCTGTATTGTCCATTAATACGTGTACAGCATTAGTTGAAGTGTTTAGCCATAAGCTACTAACACCATAACCGTCTAAACTGTCGTCGTTAACTGTTGGGTCTGAGGCTGATTGTATTAACCTGGGGAAAATAACGCTATTGGTAGTTCCAGCGGCTTGTATAACATTATTATGTATTTCAACCTCAAAAACTTGTGAATAATAAGTTATGCCAGAAATAACTACCTTAACCTGGCCATGTAGTTTAACGCTGCTTTCATTACCTAGTGCTGTTTCAACTTCTGAGGTTGCCCAGGTTGGTGTAGCTGAATAAGTTAAACCGTCACTGCTAGCGCTAAATGTGTCGTGGTAAATTAAATAACTTGTGCCGGTATAGTTTGCATCAGCTTTAACACCAAAATCTATTACAGCCCCACTAACTACAGAATTGTCAGTAACAGCGCTGCCGTTTTTATAAAACGTAAATTTTAATTCTGCTGTTTCGCTGCCCTGTATATCGAGCGCGCTAATTCTATGTTTTCCGGTAGCCTCTAATAACTCGCCGTTATCAAGGTCTATAATAGCATTAATAACCATTGTTTAATGACCCCAAATTAAGACGTTTAAATTAACGGCGTTACTGCTGTCTAAATTTGTAATTTTTAAATCGCTGTCACTTGATGGCGTAGACCAGCCCTGTGGGTTTTGTACTAAAAATATTCCGCTATGGCTTGCACTTGCTTGCACTTCTATTTTATCAGTTGCCCCTGTAATAAATCCTGTTGCCCATGACCCACTAGAACCAGTGCCACTTATATTTAGCATTGAACTATTAGCGTTTGCTTCTAGTTCTAAGAAAAAACCTACTAATTCTGTGTTTGTATAAGCATTACCTAAAACGTCTTTAGCACTTCCAAAATCATACAAATCTAATGTAGTGTTACCACTAGCGGCTATGGTTAGTGCATCACCATAAACCCAGGTTGTTTGATTATCTGCCGTACCAGTTGCTAAATCTAGTTTAGTTCTTGCTGGGTTTAGCTTTTGAGTTACAGAACCAGTTGCTAAATCAGACGCACTAGTAGTCTGGCACCTGGCATTTAATGTTAAATCTACAGTTACATTTGCCATTTCAGTAATGGCAACGTGTCAAAGTTAGCTAATACCTGGCACAATTTGGCCGCTTGGTGTTTCTGGTGGTACTGGCTCTGTTCTATGGTTAGCGTCTTGGCTTGTAATACCAGAAATATAAGCTGGCGGTTTTGCTGTATATACTGGCCCCTCTAAATACCATCTAGCGCCCTCGTCAGAGCCATTTGTTGTTATGGCTCCTGAACCGTTTAGCGTTGCATATCCGGCTAATATGTAGCTAATTGTTTCTGTTTCTGCTGCTTGGGCTTGGTCTGTTTCTTTTACAAATTCGCTAGCGCTTAAATGGTAAGTTCTTTTCTTTATTGGTGTATAAATGCCTTGTGTATAACTGCCAGAACCTTGTGAACTATTTTGAACGGGATAATATAAACCTTCTTGAGTGTCGAAAACTTCTAAACCGTATTCTGCTTTAAAAGCATGGTTACCTCCAAATGGTTCGCCGCCTATTTCATCTTCAAAATAGTCCCAAGTTAATTTTAAATAAATGTAATTAGTAGACCCAGCAGTTAATGACAATGTGGGCGGTGTTGTAGCGCTTAATAAAGTGTTACCTATTTTTGGTTCAAATGGGTGTTGGTTGCGCATTGGCAAATAAGTAGAATTGTCATCATCATAACTTGCAAATACATAACCAGTATTAATAGCTAATTTTGGTTGGCTGCCTTGTAACCAGTTGGCGCCAAATTGTTGCGGTTTATGGCGTTGTGTAACGTTTATATTTTGGCCGTATATAGATTTGTTAACTGTGCCACCAACAACAGAATTAATTTCAAGGCGTTTTAATAACCTGGCTAACTTTTGCGTCCATTTCTTAGTAATAAGACCGGAACCGCTAACTAATAAATCTTCGGGTTTGTCCATTATACGTCATAAATTTCTGGCGGCCAGCCTTGTGGGTCATAGGTATATGTTCTTGTTCTTACATACCAACGCCCACTAGTGCCAGTGCTTCCGGCTGTTATTCTCCAGTTGCCACTTTCGCCGTAATCGCCTGGGGGGTCTTCTGTAACGTTTATTGTAACAGAACTATATTTAGTTGCGCTGTATTCAGTTCTAACAACTTCGCGTGTACCTTTTAAATAAGTGCTGCGGCCTCTAAGCTCTTCTGGCACCCCTTGCTGCTCAGCTAATAAACCATTTAAAACTTGTTGTTTATCTTCGTTCCAGAAAAAAATTAAATTACCGAATAGCTGAAATTCTGGGTGTTCTGCTAGACTAACTTCTTGCGTGTTAGCATATTCTACTAAAGTGTCTTCTGGTGGTGTTTCGTCTGGGTCTGGTGTCTTTTGCTCAAACTTTAATTTTAGTTCTGCCAGGTCTGGGTTTCCGCTGCCCACCTGGCGCTGTGTTAATTGGCGTTCTGTTAATTTAACTAATGGGTAATTAACGTTAGCTACTGCGCCAATAGGAAAAGAAAAATCTATAACGCTTAAAATGTCAGGGTATGGCACTATATAAGTTTGCATACATTCGCGCGCAACGTCGTTTAATGTCCATACGTCGCCAGTCTGCTGTATGCCGTCCTCAGTTATTGTTGTGCCTACTTGTTTGCTTGCCATTACTCAAATGCGTTTGTGGTTGGTTCCTGGCTTAATTGTACGTCATTAATTCCGCGGCCTTTTACTTCTATACCTGATTGGTTTATTTTTTGTAATTCGCCTAACATGTGATTTAACAACGTTGAAGATTTGCCAGCGTCTTCGGGGAAAAACTCTTGTTGTGTTTGTAATGCTCCTTGTCTAACTCTGGTGTCTTGAATGTTTTGAAACAAAGCCTCAAAATTATTTTTATTATTTAATTTGTCAATTTGCTCTAAAAGATTTTCTCGCCCTGGCCCAGTTATATTTGACCTATCTAAAGTTTTTCTAGCTTGTTCTTTAGCATTGTCTAAAACGTTTCTTGCTGTTCTTTGTTGCCTTTTAACGTCCATTTTTTTGCGTATTCTTTCGGGGTAGCGGTCGCCACCTATTCCAAAAGTGCCTTCCATTGCCATAAATCCGCGGCCCTCGTCTTCTAATTCACCAACAGCAGAAAAATAATCTAATAATTCATTTAAAACAGGCGGTAATTTTTGCGCTGCTAATGTCATTATTTCCGTCTTCATTCGGTTTATTTCATCATTAAACGCCTCAATATCTTTTAAATTTTGTTTTGTTAGTATGTTTACATTTTCCGCTATAGACTCAAAACCTTTAGCCCCTTCTCTAAGCATTGGCACTAACTCACCGGCGCGCATTCCCATAATCTGCAATATAGCCGCTTTTGCTTTGTCTGCGTCTGCTGCGTCTCTTGTAGCGTCTGCTATAGCTTTAAACTTTCCCTCTTGGTCTAAATTTTGAAATTTATCTAAATTAATATTTAAGTCTTCAAAAGCCTGTACATACATTTTACTGCCTTGTGCTGCCAATTTTGTAGACATTAATAATTTATCCATGCTTTTAGCAACAGCTTCTACATTAGTGCCAGACTGTTCTGCAACAAATGCGGCTTTCTGAAAAAATTCTACATTTATATTACTATGTTGTTTTGTTAGTTTTGCTAGTCGGTCGTATTTGTCGCGTATTGCGTCAATGCCCTGCATCACTTTGTTAATAGCCATACCAGCACCAGCTACAGCTAAAACGCCTCCCATAACTTTACTAACAGACTTTTTAAAACCTTCAGCTTTGTTTTTAGCTTGTTCTAATCCTGTTCTAAATTGGGCATTGTCTACGCCCATTTTTAAATGTATAGAGGCCATTATTTATTTGTTCTGTCTTTTAATAGTTCGCCCATGCTGTCGCGTTGTTTATCAGTAACCCACCTTGGGCCAGGGCCGCCGTTTGGTCGTGTACATGCAATAAAAGCGGCATAAAATTGAGCGCGACCCATTGGCATTTCCCAGGCTTCTTTTTCACTAAATCCACATTGAAAAAGTAAGCCTAATAATTGGCCTACTGCTGGCATGCCAGTGTCTTGTCCGGTACTGCCTTTTTTTTCCCAAAATTCTGGCGCGGCGCTATGGTCTTTTATATATGTTTTAAATAGTTTTGCTTCTTCTACAAAGTTAACAAAATGAAAACCTAAACGCGTCTGGCGTTCTTTATTTTCTAAATCATAATCTAACGCTGTTAGTTCTGGGTCAAAACCATTGGCGCAAATATTAACCGCCTGGTATAGCTCTGCTAATGCTTCTTCTTGTGTTTGGAATGGGTTAAAATCTCCAAACGTCCAGGAGTTTTCTATAGCTGCTAATGCTGAATAATGCCAAAGACTAAAAGGCTTTAGCGTTCTATCTAAAACCTTATATTTTCGGCTAATGAGCGCTTGCGCAAATTTTGAGTCAATAGCCACATTTTTTATTAAGGTATATTAGCTTGTATTTCCTCAGAGTAGAGAAGTTCTACAGATTGAATTGTAGCATTGCCACGCCTAAAAGTTTCTGGGTTTCCAACAACAATCCAGTCTTTAGTGCTTGAATCTGCTTCTGTGCCTACTATTACGTCGCCTTTAGCTAATTCTGTGCTGGTTGGTCTAACTGTTGTGCTTACTCTGATATTTGTTGCATTAGCTATATTAAAATTTATTAGCTGACCAACGCCGTTATAAACTTCTTCGCTTGGTGACTCGTCACTTTGTCGCCACTCGCCTTCCACAACGCAAACTGTAAAAGTTGGTGGGTCTGTTTGTCCTAAATTGGTGCCTTTTTGGGTGTATGCCATAACGTTTTAATTATAGTGTCAAAATTAAATTAAATAACTGTCTAAAATCATTACAATGTCGGTAGCCCATTTTGGGTTGTCCTCTACTAATGCTTGGCCGTCTTCGCCTTCGCTTGGTATTAATTCACAGCCGTTAATTCTAGCGTCATAACCATTTGCTACAGCATAGCTAGCGGTTTGTGTTTTTAAAGTTCCAACGTTTTCGCGTACAAATTTACCGCGCAAAGCCTGGACGGCTTCATAGTGATTATATAATAAACTGCGTTTAGCGTCTTGGGCTGATGTTCTAACAAATAATGTTGTGGTCTGGTCTACTCCTCCACGGCCACCAGGTTGCACATTAATGACTAGTTCATTGTATTTTTTATCTCTCTTAGCCGCTGTATGCCAGGCGCGTATATCATAACCGTCTAGCCCTAATTCGTTGGCTTTGTCTTGAATAAAACCAGCTAGCATTAATTCAGTGCCTAGTTCAATAGTCATAATAATAAAAGGGTGTCTAAGCGGCTTTAGCTCGTGGCCTATTTGCTCTTGTTTGTGTTTCCCTGGCTCTATTTCTCAAAGCTGTTTTAATGCGGCTTTCTATGGCTTTTTTACGCTTGTTTGCAGCGTTGCGCGTTATGTTTAATTCCATGTCGAGTTCGTCCATATATTTAACGCGGTTTTCTAATAATATATATGGGTTGCGTTTATCTTTGCTATGGTCTGCAAACCTACCGCGGCGCATTCCGTGCCGGGTTATGTAACTGGCTGCTTTACCTCCAAAATAAGACAATCCAGCTAGCCAACCGCTTTTAGCCTTTCCTACATTTTTTTGTGCGCGTTTAGTTTGCCGGTTAATTTCTACTCTTGTTCTAGCTAAATACCTATTTCTAACGTAATAGCCTTTTGGTGGTTTGCCTCCCCTTTTGCGTTTGCCCTTAACACGCCCGTCAAAACCGCGGCTAGATTGGTGCGCATTATCTAAATCGGTTGGGTGTATTCTGTTGCTTGGTATGTCAATGCCAGCGCTAGGTAATAAAACAGCTAAAGCATTAGTGTCGCCAGCTTTTGAGGCTTTGCCAATATTACTAATTAAAGAGTTTTGCGAGTTTCCTTTAAATTCACTACCAGCTAAAAATAACGCGTCTACCTCTATTTTAATTCTGGTGTCACCTGCTTTTTTTGCTCCACCTTTAGAACCATATTTTTTAAATGGTGGGGTGTAGCTCATTAACAAATCAGCAGCTAACCGCCCTTCTTGCCGTAAAATTTCGCCAATGTCTTCACCAGTAATTGCTGCCAACCTTACTAACTCGCTTTCTAGCTTGTCAGTGCTAACTTTCCATTTAACTTTCGGCGAAAAATCTTTACTCATTTAAAGCTCTGCCAGGCTGTAAACTACTTCTGGCGACATTTCGGACTGGTTCCAGTCTACAATTCTATAAACTTCGCCTGGTTTCTTTTGTAGGCGCTCGCCTATAATGTCTTCTCTTGGTGGTAGCTCTGTACTACTAACGCGCATTGTTAGTTCTACATCATCAGCAAAACCAGCGTCAAATTCTTCGGACATGTTAACGCCGCCAAAATATGCCGTTTTTAAAGTTTTGTTTTCTCCACCTGGGTCAAAAATAGCTTTAACAGTTGGCACGTTAACGCGTTGCCTAATACTGGCGCCAATACTTGCTAGTTTTTGTGCTTGGTTTTGGTTCATGGTATAAAAAAGGCGGCCTAGCTAATAACTAAACCGCCCTTAAATTACGCCTAGCAAAAAAAATTAATCTTTAGCTACTTTCTTTTTAGCGGCTTTCTTTTTTGGTGGTGAGACATCACGCAATTTTTTAGACTTTGTTGGCAACATGTTATGGTAAAGCCAGGTGTACCCAGGCTTTTCACATTTTTTATATGCCTCTATAACTGGGTCTGCATCCATTCCCATTTCAAGAATAGATAATTTACCAGCTTCGTCTTTATGTATTGCTATGTGTGGTCTGTCCATTTTAATAATTGCGCGTTAAAGATGCGCGCCCCCTTGTTAATTATGCTGTTATTACTCTTACGCCATAGTCAGCGCCAGCAGCTACTCCGTAAAGAAGCCCAACTGAATAGTAAAGTTTACCGTCATTTGGTGCGTACCATCTTCTGTATTGAATTGGTAGACCAAGGCCAGGAATTACAACATTTTCGACTTCTACGCCAGCTTCAGCGGCGCCAGTTGCGTCAACAGCACGGCCAGCAAAAAGCAATGAAGAACGATGCATAGCAAAGGCTGCGCAGTTTTCACTGTTAGCGTCAGCTATGTTTGTTTCGTAAACGTCAAAACCAGAAACGCGAGGTACTACGCCTTCTTGTTTCTCGGCTGTCATTCCAGGAATTTCAGCAGCGTTAAGAGTTTTAACCAATGAAGCGTAATGCTGTGAGTCGCAAATAAGTGCGCGGCCCTGTGCTGGTGCTTTTTTAGTGTCGTTTAATGTAGCGCGTATGTCGGCTAAATCATCACGGTCAAAGTTTGCAGCAGTTATTGTTGAGCTTGTACCAAAGTTGCTATTTACAACCAAGTTCCAAAGGTCACCAAAAACTTTATCACCTAAAGCGCTCATAGCTGGCTCTAAGAAAATTTCGCCTAAGTTGACAGCAGATTTTGAGCGCTCGGCGTCAGTAAATCCATAAGTAAAACCTTGAAAAGTATTTAAGGTAATTGTCTTTGCTGTTAATGTTACATCCTGACCAGTATAACCGCTTGATAAATCAACCGCGGAAGGTTTGGTAGGTATTCTAGTTGTGACGCTTTCGCCAGCGGCGGCTGCATCGCTTGAAAAATCAGTGCTAACGGCATTTAACGGCGCAAAAACCGTACTCAATCCGGGCAATGACTCTTGTGCTATCTCGGCTAGGTTTACACCTGCTATTGTATTTGCCATCTTCTTTTAATGTGTGTGTGTTTATTTATTTTTAGTTAATGCCAGAAGTAGACATAATTGCCCGGTGCTTCTGGTAAAATTCGTTTTTGTTTTCTAGCGGCAGTTCGTTGTAAACTTCCCAAAGTTCTGCGCGGCTCATGTGTTCTTCAGCAGTTTCAACTGCTGGCAAGTCTGCCGGTTCAAAACCAAGGGCTGCTACTGTTTCTTCTACAGTGTCGAGTTCTTTAATCTGGTTGGCCATTTTTTCTATTTCGCTTGTGGCCTCACTTAATGCTTTTTCTGTTTCTTCACATTTTGCGTTAAGTGCTTCAAAAATTTCTTCTCTTTCAATTAAAGCATTTTCTAAAGTGTCTACAGTTGCTTCTAACTCTTTAATTGTTTCGCCTGATTTTAGCCAACGTGTAAAAGCATTTGGCTTTTTGTCTACAGCTTCAGCATTATCTACTAACGGCTCTTGTTCTACTTCGTCGGCTGTGTTTGTTGTTTCTGTTTTTGGCTCGTTTTCCTCGACAGTTGCTACAGCTTCAATTTCTTCAATTTCTTCTAAATTCTCTTTTTCCATATCAGTGGACATTTAAAATTAACATTATGTCAAAATTAGCTGTTTAGAATTGCTATAGCTGCGTCTAGGTTTGGAACAACAGCATCTATTAAATTAACTTCTAGCGCTTCATTACCTTTATAAACTTGCCCCTGCATTGCTTCGGCTGGTATGCCTGGGCGGCGCTCTAAAACGCTTTCTCTAAACCTAGCTCCCTCAGTGTCCACCATGTTTTGAAAATATTGTTTTTCTTCGTTGCTTGGTTCCCTGGCTGGGTTGCCCATGTCTTTCATGTCTCCACTAGCGAAAACGTGTTCTTTTACGCCAGCTTGTGCTAATGCCTGGGAATAATCCATTTGGCGCCGTATAGTGCCAATACTGCCAACATAGCTAGAACCGGCCGCGGCTATATGTGTTGCACTGGCTGCCAGGTCATAAGCCGCGGAAGCCATTAACGTATCTGTAAAAGCAACGGTTTCTGTAACGTCGCTTAGTTCTGAAATAACCTGTGTAGTTTCTGGTAGTCCAATGACATAACCGCCTGGGCTGCTAATGTCCAAAAGAACGCCGCTAATGTCGCCAGCTATTGCCAGGTCTGCGGCTTCTTCTGCCATTCTGCTAACGTCATCAACGTCTACAGCGCCAGCCATTAAATCGAACACGTCAGCGCGTTTTGTTACCATGCCATTTATAGGCAATACAGCAACAGCGCCAGCCATTGTTAACTTTGGACGTATAGCGCTAGTGTCATAATTAAGAAACTCAGCGCGCTTTGCTTCTAGGTCGTGTTTTGCTTTTAAAAAATCTATTTCTGCTTGGACGTTGGCAACTGCTATAAAATCATTCATTAGTAATTAAGGGTGTTTCGTGTTTTTGGTATGCGACTGTCTCGGCTGGTGTTACGCCTTCTTCTTTTGAAATTTCTTTTAGGCGCCTGGCACCGCGCGCGCCTTCTCTAATTGTTTGGTCTTGGAATTGTTCCCAGTGTTGGCCACTTTCACCGGCTATTGTTTGCAATGTTAATAGCCTGTTAGTGTGTTGGTTAATTCTAAGGTTTCCGTCTCGCCCTATGTCTACCGTCATTTGTGCTGGTGCAATCCAGCCAACTTTCCACCAATTAGCATCTTTTGGCCTTGGCAAGCGGCCAGCGTTTATTTCTTTAGCAATATGGTAAACCCAATAACGGTTACAGAATGTGTCTACTAAATGCTGTTGGCGCTTTTTAATCCAATTATGCGAACCAGCTATAGCCATTCTAACTTCAGCCCCTCTAAGCCCAGCCATATAAAAAAGAACCTCGGCGGAAAGCCCCACGCCTAGCGCCAACTCTCTAAGCATTGAGTTTAAAAACTCAATAACATTAGGGTGCGGCCTGTCGTCTTTTAAAGTGTCGATTTTACCGCTGCCCGTATTTGGGATTTTTCCGCCGCGGTAAGCATCTTCCGTTGTTACTACTACGCCTTCAGAAATTTCTGTTTTGGTCTTACCTCCGCCCAGTGTAGGCGCTCCACTACCGCCGCTGTCGTGCATATAAAAAGCAATAGTGGCTGAATTTTTAATAGCCATTTTGTAATAGGCTTTTATTTCTGTCAGGTCTTGGCCGTCATTTAGCCAATGGTATGCCGCTGTCACTCCTCTATTTTGGCCGCGCGTATCATAGTGCATAAAAGGTATTACATTTTGGCGCGGTATAACTGTGCTAAAATCTCCGTTAATAAATCTATACGCTTGGGCGCGGTTATGTCGGTCAGTTTGTACGCCGTCTAAAAACTTGTCGTTTTTGTTTTCCAGGCGGTTAAATATGTTTTGTGGTTTTTCTCCACATTGGTGGCCCTCGTAGAATGCTAACCTGGCGCCTTTTTTTAAACCTTCAGACAATACAGCGAATACGTCACCGTCGCGAAGTTCACAGCTAATCAAACCGCTTTGAGCTTCGTAAAAATTCCACTTGCCCGAAAAGTCAAAAACGTCTCGACTGCCAGCGCGTTCGTTAAAATTATCGAGGGCGCGCCGGTTCCAGTCCTTGTCACTTGTCATCGGGTGCGGTTTTAAACCAGTGCCTACTGCCAACTCGGCGGCCCCATCTACGACCCTGCGCCATGAACCAATGTTCCTATAAAGCACTCGGCTTTTTTTAAGTAATTCCAAACGGCTGTACCTGTCTATCTCTTTGCGAGTGTCTAGGGTTGGTACATGAATAGTTGCGCGGTCTGGTGACCAACGCGCAGCACTAAAAATTGAACCGCTGCTAGGCGCTTCAAATTGTTTTGTATTATTAAAAACTCCTGGTAATAAAAATTGTTCGCTCATTACGTCGCAAATATTCGGCCATTGTGGCCCATGTGTGTAACGGGTGCGCTTTTAACGCCTTCTAATTCTTGCAAAACCAACTCACAAAGCATTGCCACCTCTACAGGACTCATTACAATTTGACCGGCATGGTTGCCACCGTCGCTAAATCCCTGGCTTGTAATGGCTACAGAGTCGGCGGTAGTGTCTATTGCTCTGTCTCTTATGTCTCTAACCCAATCAGCCCCACGGTTGCCCATTTCGCGCGCTTTACGCGTCCAGGTTGCTACTAGTAACTCATTTTGTGCCGGTGTTGCCATCACCTTTAAAAAGTGTCAAAACTAGCTGTTTTTAAGCCTTAAAAAAAAATCGCACTTTCTGCATCTTTTTTATTTGCATTACTCGCACTTTCTGCTAGTTTAGAAAACATGAACAACACAAGTTACTTTAACGACAAAAGACCAATGGATAATATAGAACTAAGACAAATTAATAATCAACAAATTGAACTAGACGGCCAAGACCAGCCTAATACTGCTTGGTTAAATGTTGGTGGTGACTCATACGTAGCTAACCCATTTTATACAGGTGAAAAAGTGCCGCACCCATTAGAGGCTGAAGCTAACGAGCAATTTGAAGAGCCAACAGCTAAAGAAATGACTGATTGGATACAATCACAATTTGATGATTTAGAAGAACAAGAATACTTAGAAATTCACGAGCAAGATTGGCATACTGGTGAATTGGTTAAAAAAGTGACTGCTTTTGAAGAGTCACAAATTCGCCGCAAGTATGCAAAACTTCGCACAGAACTATTAATTAAATATAATTAAAAAATTTAACCAGGGTGTTAACCACCTTAAGCGCCAGGTTCTACCCCTGGCGTTTTTTTATTTAACTAACTAGCATTTTATGCTAACTAAAATTATGACATTTGCCGAAAAACTAAAAAAAGAACGTGAACGCCTTGGCCTTACACAGCCACAGCTAACCGCCGTTTTTAAGAATGACTCTAAACCAATTAGCCAGCGTGTTTTGTGGAATTGGGAGCATGGCACAGTAGAACCTTTTGACGTCACACAAGAAGGCGTATTAGCCAGGCTAAAAAAAATGAAAAGAAAAAACTAGTCTTCTGTTTCTTCTTCTTCGTCTATTCCTAACCGCTCGTTTATAATGCCTCCAGCTTCAGCTAGGTGCCAAACTATAAGACCTTTTTTAACACAGTCGCCATAGTCGTTTTTGTCGCCAATCTTTTTCCATTTCTCTTTAATAAAACCTAGCTTGTCTTTTTCTAATATCTTTGTTTCGGCCATTAGTTCGGCCATAAAATCGGCGTCTGTATTTTCTGGCAACCAAACAAGCGGCGCTTTACGTCGTCTTATTTTATAACTATAGAGCGCGTCTTTTACTTTGTGGTCGTTGTAAATATACCAATAAACGCGCGCGCCTCGATGGGTTTTAAATTTTTGTTCTGCAAATGCAATAGAGTCTACATTCTTGGCGCCTTTACTTGGGTGCAGTCTGTAATCACGACTAACGCAATAATCAAAAACTGCGGCCTCTTCAAAACCTGAGTCATACAAACCAAAACCGTGTTCTACTGCAAATTCTTCTGTGCTGTCTTTTACTGGGTGCAGCTTGTCTAGTGCTAGGTCTAAATCTTCGTCGCCTAGTAGTTCGCCCCAATCAATTACAAACATTTCGCCAGTTTCATTAAATGCCGTTTTAACGTATTTAACCCGGTCGCCTTGTCGGTCAACCTGGCAAGAAAAAATAAGCGGTTTAAATGGTAACTCACCGCGCAAGTATTTACCACGGCAGCGCATAACGTCGGTTTCTTTTATCTCTGCTGCTGTTTCTCCCCAGCCTGTACCAAAATGGTCTATAACTAAACTTTTTCTTTTCTGTGGTGATTTACTAGCCTCTATAATTTTCTGGGCCATGTGGCCCCAGGTTAAGTCATCATGTAGACAATAAAAATCTGATATGCGTAAACTAACGCGACCAGGAAAAGCTGTTCTAAAATCTTTGCCGCCTTCTCTTGTTGAGTGTCTAGGGTCAAAAAATTGCCGCTCTTCTTTTTCTTTTTTTTCTCTGTCTCGAATATCTACAGGCGCCGGTACATAACGCCCAGCATTTACCATTGGCCGCTTCTGGTCTTCTGGTAATAAGGCTTTACACGCTGGGCATTTATAGCGCGTTTCTATAAGCACTTCGGCCATGTTATAATTACCATCCATTTTTTTTAAATGGCCAAAGTCTAAACCATTTTCGCAAAGTTCTATTTCAGCTTCGCATTTTGGGCATGGCACTAAATAACGTTCTTGGGTACCGCCTAAATATTCACTATGTAACGGGCCGTGTTTTAATTTACATTTACCAAAAATATATAGTGTGGCTCCTGGTACGTCTCTAATTCTTGACCTAGCTAAATC